ATGGTTAACTTAGACTTTAAACAAAAAAGGAATGGTGTTCCTGTCCTATCAAAAGATGAAATTGATAATTTAGCGGAAATAGTAATTAATGATTATAATTCTAAAATGTTAAAAGAAGCAAGTGCTTTAGACGTTGAGGAATTTTTAGAACTTTATGCTGAATTAGAAATTGATTACAAAGATTTAACCCATAATCAATCCATATTGGGTATGACAGTTTTTAACGATTGTAATATACCTGTGTATGATGCTAAGAATAATAAGGCTAAAAGAATACCTGTAAATGAAGGAACGGTTCTTATTGATAATAGTCTTTTGAATGAAGATCAATTAAGAAGAGGACGATTTACTATAACACATGAAATAAGTCATTGGCTTATACATAGACAAGTGTATCTAGTAGATAAGAACCAACTTTCATTATTTGATTTTATAGAAGATAAAAAACAGCCAGTTGTAAGATGTCGTACTAGTGATATCGAAAATACTGGAAGAAAAAAATTAGTAACTGATGATGAATGGATGGAATGGCAAGCTGATTCTATGGCATCAGCATTACTAATGCCAAAATCAGCATTTACAAAGGTTGCAAGAGATAAATTTATATCTGTTGGAATGGAAAAATGCTATTATGAATTAGGTTCTGATTTTGAAAAAGATTTATGGGCAGATTTGTTACCTTATGAATTATCAGATATATTTGATGTATCAGTAACTGCAGCTAAAATAAGACTTAAAAATTTAGGATTCATACGTGAAGAACAAGGAAATCATCAATATTTTCTTGTATAAAATAAACAAAAAGTTTAATTATATAAACTAGCATGTTTTGCTAGTTAAAGGGGAGGTGTAAAGAATGAGTCCAAATAAATTTGGAGAATTTGTAGCATATAGAAGAAAAGAAAAAAAGATTAGTTTAAGGAAAATGGCAGAACTTTTAGATCTTTCCCCAGCATACTGGAGTGATATTGAAAAGGGTAGAAGAAATCCACCTAATATCAATAAACTTCAGGAAATATCTAAATTATTAGGTTTATCTCATGATGAATTAGATGAAATGATAGATATGGCTTCTGAAGACAGAGATGAAATTCCTATGGATTTACCTAATTATATAAAGGAAAGTAATTTAGCCAGAACTGCGCTTAGAAAAGCACGTAAAATGGATGAAGTTGAAGGTAAAAGTGATATTACAGAAAAAGCATGGAAAGATTTTATAAAAGCTTTAGAAGAAGAAGAATAAAGGGGGATTGGGTGTGAAGGATTTATTTAAAAAGATGATTGAAGATAATTTTCATCGAGATATATTTAATTCTTTGCAAGAAGAAATTATGGACAAGTATGATCAATATGATTTGACTCTAAGAGCCAATGTTGTTCAGGAGGTGCTAGAAGCAGAACTTGATAGTATTGATGTTTTAAGAATTTTTGATATTAATCAAGATGAAGAAGATGTAACTTTTAATATGTTAGTTAGTTGTAATATTGAGATTAGTGATTATGCTTATGATGAAAACATCTCAGAGTTAATTTGTCAGTGGTTTAATCTAAGTTGTAGTGCTATCTTAGAAAATGCTACATTAAAAGATTTTACTGTAGATGAAATTGAAGCCTATAACAAGTAAAAAGGTGGGGATATGTTAATGAATTTAAGTAAAGATTTAGTGCCAATTATATATAAAAAGGATATGGATAAAGAGGCAACAAAATTTTTGCTAAAGTACTGTCCACAAGCCTTAGAGAAACCTATGCCTATACCAGTAGAAGATATTGCAGAATTAGAAATGGATCTTGAGATTGATTATGTAAATATTGATAGAAATTATGATATATTAGGCATGATGATATTTTCTGATGGGTTAGTAGAGTTATATGATAAGGAGCAAAATCAGTGCATTAGAAGAAAATACAATAAAGGAACTTTACTTGTAGAAAGTGATCTTTCTGAGCCAAACTCCAGAGGTAGAGAAAGATTTACTATTGCTCATGAGATAGTTCATTGGGACAAGCATCAGCTAAGATTTATGGCTCTATCCTATAAAGATAAAACATCAGCCAAGGCATGTCGTTGCCCAAAAGATAAACCATATAAACCTAAAACACCAGATGAATGGGTTGAATGGCAAGCAGATAATTTAGCAGCTGCAATTTTGATGCCATCATCTATGTTTAAAAAGAAAACACATGAACTTAAAAAAACTTATTTAGTAGGGGGAAATATTAATGATTTTATGTGGAAAGGATTTAGTCCAGAGATGGTAAAAGAATTTATTATTAATGAATTAGCATCAACTTTCCAAGTGTCAAAACAGGCGGCAGAAATAAGATTAAATACTTTAGAGATTTTGTTATAAAGGATAATAGCATAGAGTTAGTTTATGTTGTTATCTTTTATACACATTAATATAAGTGTAGTAAATATGAATAAAGTGTAAGTCTTATTTTTTTACTCCTTATGTTCGCTTATACGCAGACATGACATATAACGACAATTTTTTTTAATTTGAATGTTCGCTTGAAAGCCTACAAGACATAAAATGAATAAAAAATGGAGGTGCCTATGGTATTAAAAGAAGTGAGAGACAAAGGAAAACACCAAAAGTTACTATTTAAAATTATTATTGAAAAAGATTCCTTTCTAATATCAACTAAATGTAGAGATTATAAAGAACCTATCTTAATTGATATTGGTTCAATTGTTAGTCCGTATATAGATAGAGAAACAATGGAAAAAATGAAAGCAACTTGTAAATTAATCTATAAACAGAAAACTAAAGAATTATCTTAAAAATTCAATAAATAACAATCCCTTGTGAGCTGCTTGATAGCCGGATTGAAATGTCAATGCAAATTGAGAATTATTTCTCAGTGCAGGACATTTCTCCGGCTATTTTTTTTGCCCTTTTCTGGGTCAAGTCATGTGTAAATACAGCATTTTCATCAGTAATACAGTTTTAAATTCCAAAATTCAAGGAGGTAAATAAAATGAAAAGAGTTATTAAAATAGGTAAAGAGTTAGTGGAAGTAAGTGAGGGACTTTATAAAGAGTACCACAAAATGGGAAGACGTGAAAGATATATGCAAAATGATATAAAGGTAGGACGTATTGATGTAGATATGGAGAAACAAAAGGTTACTTTTGTTGATAGTAAAGAGGATTCTGTTGAAAGGTTAATTGATAAAGGATTAGATTTTAAAGATGTTCAGGCTGTAGAAGACATTGTCTGTGATAAGGCAATGCTTTTTATTTTACAGAAGGCTATGGAAGAACTAGATTGCGAGGAGCAAGAACTTATAAGGAGCATTTATTATAAAAACCTTACAGTAAGGGAAGTCGCAAAAGAAGAAAACGTTTCTCATGTAGCTGTTGTTAAAAGACATAAAAAAATTTTAGAAAAGCTTAAAAAATATTTTTTATAAATTTGGTTACCAAACATACCTCCTTATTGGCTAACAAGTGAGGGGGTTATCTCCCATCACAATATACGGAGGTTATATAAATGAATGAATTAATTAAAGTAGATTATAGCAAAGAAGAACCAACGGTATCTGGTAGAGGATTACATGAATTTTTAGAAGTAGAAACTAGATATAATGATTGGTTTAAAAGAATGTGTGAATATGGATTTACAGAGGGTGTGGACTTTTACTCAAATTTGAGTAAAACACATGTATGCGGTGGAAGACCATCAACTGATCATGAACTTACAATTCCAATGGCAAAGGAATTGTGTATGATTCAAAGAACGGAAAAAGGGAAAATGGCACGTCAGTATTTTATTTCTATAGAAAAAGCATGGAATACACCAGAAATGGTTATGTCTAGAGCATTAAAGATGGCAGATATAACAATAAAAAATCTACAGATAGAAAATGAAGAACTATTAGTTGCTAATACTAATATGCAACCCAAGGCTGAATATTTTGATGAATTAGTAGATAGAAATTTACTTACTAATTTTAGAGATACAGCTAAAGAATTAAAGGTTAAGGAAAAAGCATTTATTAGTTTTCTTCTAAATATAGGATATGTCTATCGTGATAAAAAACAAAAACTTAAGCCTTATGCAGATAAAAATGATGGACTGTTTGAAATTAAGGAAGTAAAAAATGAAAAGACAGGATGGGTTGGTACACAGACACTTATTACTCCAAAAGGAAGAGAAACATTTAGGCTTTTAATAAAAGGATCATCTATATAAAAATTTTCAAACATATGTGACCCAAAATGTATTTTTAAAGGTTAATAACTGAGGAGTATTACTTAAATTTGAGTAGTACTCCAGGAATAAAGTAACTTTTATTATTTTGAAAAGAAGAACTAATAAAATTTTTAAATTTTGGTTACCAAACCATATTTGCCATTGGCTAATAAGTGAAGGGGTTAATTAAAAAAATGAAGGGAGTAAAAAGATATGGAGGCAAATGTAAACAAAGAAATGCAAGAGGAAATGGTTGGTGTTCTTACAGCAATAAGTATTGTATCTAAGAGATTAGCTACAAGATTAATAGAACAAAGTGAAAAAGAAAATAAGAAAGGAGAAGTAAAGCATGAACAAAACTAAAATAATTCAAGACATTATAGTAAATCTAAAGGGTATTACTGGGAGTTTAGAAACTTTAACAAAAGTCTTAAATGAGCCAGTAAATTCAGAAGAAGTAGAAGGAAAAGAAAATGCAGTAAAAGAGTCTAATGTTAAAGCAAATAAAGAAGATTCACAAGAGCAAAAACAACCAACCCTAGAAGAAGTTAGAGCAGCTATGGCTGAAAAAAATCGTGAAGGACATAGAGAAGAAGTTAAAGCAATTATAGTAAAGCATGGAGCAAATAAGTTAACTGCACTTGAGCCAAAGTGTTATGCTGATGTACTTAAGGAAGTTGGTGAAATAAAATGAGTGGATCTTATAATGAGCATTCTAAATTTTCACCATCAGCAGCTCATAGAATTTTAGCTTGTACACCTTCAATGCTTTTAGAACAGCAGTTTCCAAATGAGACAAGCACTTATGCAGAAGAAGGAACTGCGGCACATGATCTCGCTGAACATAAATTAAAGAAAGCTTTAAAAATGAGGTCAAGAAAACCTGTTAGTAAGTATGATTCAGATGAAATGGATGAGTATACAGATATTTATGTAGAGTACAGCTTAGGAATTATAGAAAAGGCTAAGGAAAATTGCAAAGACCTTCAAATTTTAATTGAGCAAAAGTTAGATTTTAGTGACTATGTTGAAGGTGGCTTTGGAACTGGAGACCTTGTGATAGTTGGAACAGGTACACTTCATGTCATAGATTTTAAATATGGTAGAGGAGTTATAGTATCTGCAGAAAAAAATCCACAGATGATGCTTTATGCATTGGGTGCTTTATCTTTATTTGATATGCTTTATGACATTGAAAAAGTTACTATGACTATAGTTCAGCCAAGAGTAGATAACTTTTCTACTTATGAAATAACTGTAGATGAACTTCTTAAGTGGGTAGAAGAGGAACTAAAACCAAAAGCAGAACTTGCATTAAAAGGAGAAGGCAAGTTTAGTCCAGGAGAACATTGTAGATTTTGTAAAGCTAAAAATCAGTGTAGGGCAAGAGCAGTTAAGAATTTAGAACTCTTGAAATATGAATTTGCAGACCCAGCACTACTTTCAGATGATGAAATAGCTGAAATTATGGGAGTTGCAGAAGAACTTTCTAAGTGGGCAAGTGATATTTATACTTATGCTACAGCACTTGTTATTAATGAAGGCAAAAATTGGGATGGATTTAAACTTGTAGAAGGAAGGACTAGAAGAAAATATACAGATGAAGAAGCTGTAGCTGGAGTTGCAAAGGGTGCTGGATATAGTGATATTTATAAGAAGAACTTAATTTCCATAACTGAGATGGAAAAGTTAATGGGAAAGAAAAAGTTTAAGGATATATTAGGTTCTTTTGTAGAAAAACCAAAGGGTAAATTAACATTAGTTTTAGATACAGATAAAAGAAAAGCAGTAGATGTAGTAGCTGCAGAGTTTCAGGTTGAAGAATAATATACAGCTTAAAATAGCTGAATTTAAATATTAGGAGGATTTTGTTATGAGTAAAAATTCAAAAGTAGTAATACCAGGGAGATTAAGTTATACAAATCTATTTGAGGCAAAAAGTATTAATGGAAGTGAACCTAAGTATAGTGTTTCTATAATTATACCTAAAGGTGATAAGAAAACTTTAACTATGATTCAAAAGGCTGTTGAAGATGCTAAAAAAGAAGGTATAGGTAAGTTTGGAGGAAAGATTCCTAAAAACTTAAAAACTCCACTAAGAGATGGAGATATTGACAGACCAGATGATCCAGCATATGAAAACAGCTATTTTATAAATACAAATTCAAAAGATGCACCTCAGATTGTAGATAAAAGAATACAGCCAATTCTTGATAGAAGTGAAGTTTATAGTGGTTGCTATGGAAAGGTAAGTGTTAATTTTTATGCCTTTAATGTAAATGGAAATCGTGGAATTGCAGCAGGTCTTGGCAATGTTCAAAAGCTTAGAGATGGGGAATCTTTAGGTGGTCATAGTAGAGCAGAGGATGACTTTGAAATTGAAGAAGATGATGATGACTTTATGTCATAAAAATAAAATAACTTTTATGCAGGTAGAGCCTTATTGGCTCTTTGCCTTGCATAAGGAGGTAATGAAAAAATTGAGAATATTGTCTATAGATATAGAAACTTTTTCTGATGTTGATATTGGTAAATGTGGTGTGTATCGTTATGCTGATAGTTCAAATTTTAATATTTTGTTATTTGGATACAGTATAGATGGTGGACCAGTAGAAGTAATAGATATGGCTAGTGGAGAGATATTACCACAGTTTATTATAGATGCAATAATTGATGTTAATGTTATAAAAACAGCTTTTAATGCTCAGTTTGAAAGGGTTTGTTTAATGAGATATCTTTCAAAATTATTAAATAAAAATATATACCTTCATCCATTTTCATGGAGTTGTACAGAAGTACAAGCTTCAACGCTAGGATTACCACTGAGTTTAGCAGGAGTAGGCAAAGTGTTAAAACTTGATGAGCAGAAAATGGATGAAGGTAAAGCATTAATTAGATATTTTTGTACACCTTGTAGAGCTACTGCAGCTAATGGAGGAAGAACAAGGAATATGCCAAAGGATGCTCCACAAAAATGGGAGTTATTTAAAAAATATAATGTTAGGGATGTTCAAGTAGAGTTTGCCATTCGTGAGAAGTTAAAGAAGTATCCTATACCAGAAAAAGAGCAAGAATTTTATGTGCTAGATCAGAAAATAAATGATCTAGGATTATTAGTAGATAAAAAATTAGTAGAAGAAGCTATTTCTTGTGATAGGCAGTTTACAGTTGCTGCTACAGAAAAAGCATATGAGTTAACAGGACTTGAAAATCCAAACTCTGTAGCACAACTGAAAGGATGGTTAAAAGATAGGGGAGTTGAAGTAGAGAGCCTTTCAAAGAAAGCAGTAACGGATTTAGTGGAAGAAACAGAAGGAGAAGTTGCTGAAGCTTTAAAGTTAAGACTTTTAATGGCTAAAACTAGTGTGAAAAAATATGAAGCTATAGAAAGAGCAGTTTGCTGTGATGGAAGGGTTCATGGATTATTTCAGTTTTATGGTGCAAATAGAACTGGCAGGTGGAGCGGGCGTTTGGTTCAGTTCCAAAACCTACCTCAAAATCATCTTAAGGATTTAACTCTTGCAAGGGATTTAATAAAAGAAGGTAGATTTGAAGATGTAGAACTTTTATTTGGAAATACACCTAGTGTGTTATCTGAACTTATAAGAACTAATTTTATTCCTAAAGAAAAGCATAGTTTTATAGTAGCAGATTTTTCAGCAATAGAAGCAAGAGTGATTTCATGGCTTGCAGGTGAAAAATGGAGACTTGATGTCTTTGCATCCCATGGAAAAATATATGAAGCTGCGGCATCTATGATGTTTCATGTGCCTATTGAAAGCATTACTAAAGGAAGTCCACTAAGGCAGAAAGGGAAAATATCAGAATTAGCTTGTGGATATGGTGGCGGTGTCGGTGCTTTAAAATCTATGGGAGCTTTAGAGATGGGAGTTGAGGAATCTGAACTTCAAGGACTTATTGATAATTGGAGAAGTGCTAACCCTCATATTGTGAAGTTTTGGTGGAATGTTGATAAGGTAGCTATTAAAGCGGTAAGGGAAAGAGGAATAGCATCTACCCATGGTATTATTTTTACTTATAAAAGTGGAATGTTATTTGTTACTTTGCCATCTGGAAGAAATCTTGTTTATGTAAAACCAAGGATTGGATTAAACAAATTTGGTAGAGAAGGACTTACTTATGAAGGTATTGGAGCAACAAAGAAATGGGAAAGAATAGAAACTTATGGACCTAAAATTGTAGAAAATATTGTGCAAGCAACTTCAAGAGATTTATTAGCGGAAGCCATGCTTAGATTAGATAAAGCAGGGTATAAAATAGTTGCGCATGTACATGATGAAGCTATATGTGAAGTACCTATAGGAAAAGGTTCTGTAGAAGAAATGTGTGCAATTATGGCAGAATCACCTAAATGGGTAAAGGGATTACCCTTAAAAGCAGATGGCTATGAATGCAATTTTTATATGAAAGATTAAGTAGGTACTTAACAAAAGGAAAGTACATTATGGAGAAAATATAGGAAGAAAGAGGAGGTAACAGTACCATGAATTTTGTTATTTCAACTGGCAATAGCCGTAAAGATAAATTGTGGAAAAAACAATCAGTAACTTGGGAGGAGTTTACAGAAAAACTCTCTCATACAACTGTTACAAGTGAAACCCAAGCAGAGTATAGAAAAATGAAAAAATTTCAGCAGGATAATGTAAAAGATGTAGGTGGTTTTGTAGCAGGAGAACTTAAAGATGGTAGACGTAAAAAGGAAAATGTTTTATCACGTTCCATGTTAACTTTAGATATGGATTATGCAGATGATGCAGAAGTAATAACTTCAGATATTGAAATGCTATATGATTATGCTTGTTGTATTTATTCTACTCATAAGCATACCAAAGATAAGCCAAGACTTAGAATTATTATTCCTTTATCAAAAACTGTAAATGCAGATGAGTATCAAGCTATATCACGAATGATAGCAAAGCAAATTGGTATTGAATTATTTGATGATACCACTTATGAACCAAATAGGCTAATGTATTTTCCTAGTACCTCATCTGATGGTGAATACTTTTTTAAAGTTATTAATGGAGAATTTTTAAATCCTGATACTATTCTTTCTTTATATAAAGATTGGAAGGATACATCTTCATGGCCTGTATCTTCAAGACAAACAGCTATTATTGAAAAGACTATGAAAAAGCAGGAAGATCCTCTAAAGAAACAAGGTATGGTAGGAGCATTTTGTAGAAGTTACGCAATTATAGAAGCTATAGAAACTTTTTTATCAGATATTTATGCACCTAGTATTATTCCAGATAGGTATGATTATACTCCTGCTGATTCTGCAGCTGGGGTTATTATTTATGATAATAAATATGCATATTCACATCATGCTACAGATCCAGCCTGTAACAAACTTTTAAATGCATTTGACCTTGTAAGAATTCACCTTTATGGAGAAATGGACGAAGATGCAGATGAAAAGAAACAGTTACCATCTTATAAAGCAATGGTGGAATTTTGCAAAGAAGATGAAAAGGTGAAAAGGCAACTTTCAAAAGAACGTGAAGAAGAGGCTTTGGAAGAATTTAAAAATGATAATGAGTGGGAGCTTAATTTAGAACTTAATAAAAATGGAACAGTTAAAGATACTCTTATTAACATAACAGAAATATTTCGTCATGACAGTATGTTTCAAGCTATAGCTTATAATGAGTTATCTCATACCATAGATGTTAATGGAGAACTTCCATGGAAACAAGTAAAAAAGGGATGGAATGATTCAGACCTTTCTTATGCCAAAGTGTATTTAGATAAGAAGTATGGTATTTGGTCTCCTGGAAAGTTTAAAGATGCCCTACTTGCAGGAGCATCAGAAAGAGCATTTCATCCAATTAAGAATTATTTTAATTCACTACCTAATTGGGATGAAAAGGAAAGAGTAGATACACTTCTTATTGATTATTTTGATGCTGAAGATAACCCTTATACAAAAGAGGTAATGAGAAAAACTTTAGTTGCAGCAGTAGCTAGAATATATGAACCCGGTACAAAATTTGATTATGTCTTAATTTTAAATGGAGATCAAGGTATTGGAAAATCTACGTTCTTTTCTAAGCTTGCAGGAAAATGGTTTTCTGACAGTTTAACTATATCAGATATGAGAGATAAAGCTGCCGCAGAAAAGCTTCAAGGATACTGGATTTTAGAACTTGGAGAGCTTGCGGGGCTTAGAAAAATGGATGTTGAAACAGTTAAATCCTTTATAACTAGAACAGATGATAAGTTTAGACAAAGCTATGGAGTAACTGTTGAAAACCACCCTAGACAGTGTATTATAGTTGGAACTACTAATGCAGAAAAAGGATTTTTAAGAGATGTTACAGGTAACAGAAGATTTTGGCCCGTTCAAGTTAAATTAGGGAAAAAGAGTGTTTGGGAAGATATTACACAAAATGAAGTTAATCAAATTTGGGCAGAGGCAATTGTAAAGTATAAAAAAGGAGAAGAACTAACCTTAAAAGGAGAATCAGCAGTAATGGCTTATCAGCATCAGCAGGAAGCTATGGAAGAAGATGATCGTGAAGGTCTTGTTAGGGATTATTTAAATACACTTTTACCAGATAATTGGGATGAAATGGACTTATTTCAAAGACGTAATTTTTTAGTAGGTGATAGCGAATTTGGAACTGAAACTTTAGTAGGTACTGTAAAAAGAGAGAGGGTATGTATTCAAGAGATTTGGTGTGAATGTTTTGGTAAAAAGAAAGAAGATATAAAAAGAAGTGATTCTTTTGAAATACAAGGTATTTTAGTAAAAATAGGAGGGTGGAAGCGTTATAGGGGTAATAAATTTGGTAAAATGAGAATTCCTATTTATGGTCCACAGTTAACATATATAAGAGATGAAAACTAAAGCAGATTTACAAGAACTAAATAATTGTTTCTAAGATACTTAAGATTAAAACAGGTACATTTTAAAAACTTGTACCAAAGACAGATAAAACAAAGGCTTATTGTATATTAGTTCTTATGTTCTTATCTCTATTATAGAGTATGTATTTATATTATATATAGAGTATATAGGGTACGCATGTATATATACGCACGCGTAAGAGTTTAAAACCCTAAGAAACAGCCTTTAAGAACTAAAGATGGAAGGTAAAAATCATAATCTCAGCTATAGAAAAAAGCATGGGAGGTAAAAAAGTTATGAGAGAAAAAGATATAGAGCAGATATTAATTAGAAAAGTGAAAATAAGAGGTGGACTAGCATTAAAGTTTATTTCTCCGAATGTGAATGGAGTGCCAGATCGTTTGGTGCTCCTACCTAAAGGTAAAATAGCATTTGTAGAATTAAAAGCACCCGGAAAGAAAATGAGACCTCTTCAGATAAAAAGAAAAACACAATTAGAATCATTAGGATTTTTAGTTTATTGCATAGATAGGAAAGAAGAGATAGAAGGTGTTATAGATGAAATTGAAAAAAGTAGATTATAAGCCACATGGATATCAAGCTTTTTCAACAGAATTTATATTAAAACATAAATCAGCAGGACTTTTCTTAGAATGTGGTCTTGGCAAAAGTGTAATTACTTTAACTGCAATTGTAGAACTTATGTATAATATGTTTGATGTTTCAAAAGTTTTAGTAATTGCACCACTTAGAGTAGCTGACACTACATGGCAAGATGAAATAGAAAAGTGGGAGCATCTAAAATATTTAAAGCTTTCAAAGATATTAGGAAGTAAGAAAAATAGGATAATGGCACTTTATAAAAAAGCAGATGTATATACCATAAACAGAGAAAATGTTCCATGGCTTGAGGATTTTTATAAAAATGATTGGCCTTTTGATATGGTAATTATTGATGAACTTTCAAGTTTTAAATCTCCATCAGCTAAAAGGTTTAAAGCATTAAAGAAAGTAAGACATAAAATTAAAAGAATTGTAGGTCTTACTGGAACACCTGCACCAAATGGTTTATTAAATATTTGGAGTCAGATTTATCTTTTAGATGGTGGGGAGAGATTAGGAAGAACCTTTACTGGCTACCGCAACAGATATTTTCATCCACAAAAATATATAAATGGCAGCATACCTACTGACTATACTATTAATGAAGATGCAGAAGAAAAGATATATGAGAAAATTTCAGATATATGCATTAGCATGAAGGCTCTTGATTATTTAAAAATGCCAGAGTGTATTTTTAATAAAGTTATGGTGGAGCTATCAGAAAAAGACATGAAACTATATCGTAAGCTTGAAAGAGATTTATTATTACCCTTTGAGGATAGTGATGTTGATGCAAAAAATGCAGCAGTACTTTCTAATAAACTTCTACAAATGGCAAGTGGTGCTGTTTATGATGAGTTTGGTGATGTTAAACTTATTCATGATAAAAAGTTAGATGCACTAGAAGATTTAATAGAATCAGCTAATGGTAAACCAGTTCTAGTGTATTACGGATTCAAACACGATAAAGATAGAATTAAAGAACGCTTTGAGGTAGAAGAAATTAATACTTCAGAAGATATTGCAAAGTGGAATGATGGAAAAATACAAATAGCTTTATGTCATCCAGCATCTACAGGACATGGACTTAATCTTCAAGAAGGAGGATGTACAATTATTTGGTTCTCTATGACTTGGAGTTTAGAACTTTATCAGCAAGCCAATGCAAGATTATATAGACAAGGACAAAAGCATACTGTGGTGATTCACCATATCATAGCAAAAGATACAGTAGATGAAAAAGTTATACAAGCTTTAGAAAATAAAGATACAAGTCAAACTGCTTTAATTGATGCAGTTAAAGCGAGAATTAAAAAGCAGGAAGGGAGAGCCTAATATGAATGCAAAGGAGTATTTATCACAAGCTGTTTGGCTTGATAAAAGAATAGATAGCAAACTTGAGCAGCTAGAATCCTTAAAGAGTTTAGCTATGAAAGTAAATACAGATATTACACAAGAAAGAGTATCAGGCGGACCTAATAGTAAAAGTCCAATGGAAAATGTAATGGTAAAGGTTATTGATTTAGAGTATGAGATTAATAAAGATATTGATAACTTGGTGGATCTTAAGAAAGAAATTATGGAAACTATAAATAAACTTAGTGACTTGAATTACCAGTTGCTTTTAGAGATGAGATATATTAATGGTAGGTGTTGGGATGATATAGCAACCTCTATGGGGTATGATAGAAGTTCAATATTTAGAATTCATGGAAAAGCATTAAAAGAAATAGATAGATTAAAAGTTGCGACTAAATGAGACTAAATAAGACTGAATGCCACCCAGTATAAGTGATATAATATAAAGTGTAAAAGCATAGAAAAATTAAGAGCACCATATGCTGTAGTATATGCCGATGCTATATCGATTCGATTCTTAGGAAACGCAGCATTCTTGATAACAACAACCCTTGGAGGTAAAACTCTAGAGGGTTTTTTCTATGCATAAAAATAAAGGATGGTGAAATAAAGTGCCAATGAAACCATTAAAACCTTGTAGGCATCCAGGATGTCCTGAACTTACAAAGAATAAATATTGTGAAAAGCATATGAATTTACATAGAAATAAAAGAGAAAGTGCTGGAAGACGAGGCTACGATAGCAGATGGAATAAGATGAGAAAGATATTTCTAAAAAATAATCCTATATGTGTTGAATGTAAAAAACAAGGTAGGATAACAAAGGCTACAGTAGTTGATCATATTATTCCTCATAGAGGAGATTATAAATTGTTCTGGGATGAGAGCAACTGGCAACCTCTGTGTAAGAGCTGTCATGATAAGAAGACAATGACAGAAGATAGGTATCAAGAATTTAAATACTAAAGCAATTCAGCAAAATACAAAAAGGGGAGGGGGGTCTCAAACCTCTAAAGAGGACATGCCAAGGACCGCCGCCCCCTCTCGTGTGAATTTTCGCAGAATTAAACAAGGGGGATAGGCAAAAATCGAATAATATAAAGTTTAAATTAAGTAGCTACAGGTGTTGTGGTTACTTTTTTTATTGCGTAAAAGTTAAAGGAAAGGAGCAACTCATATGACAAGTGATGAAAAAGAAAAAATAAGAGAACTAAGATTAAAAGGCATGGGATATAAAAAAATTGCTAACTTTTTAAATCTAACTAGAGATAGTGTTAGAGGATTTTGTAAGCGTAATGGACTAGAAGGAAATTCATGTGTTGTTGCTCTAAATTTTGAAGAAAAGATGAAAAGAAATTTACTTTGCGCCTATTGTGATAAACCCATAAAGCAAAACGGTAAAGGCAGAATTAGAAGATTTTGCTCTGATGAATGCAGAAGAAAATGGTGGAATGAAAATCAAGATAAAAGAAATAGAAAAGAAACAGCATTTTATAAATATACCTGTGCTTACTGTGGAAAAGAATTTAGTGCTTATGGAAATAAAAATAGAAAATACTGTAGCCACAACTGCTATATTAAAGATAGATTTTGGGGGGATGAGGAAAATGGAATTTAAGAAATTAAAAATTTCAGATTTAGTTCCTGCTGCATATAATCCTAGAAAAAAGTTAAAACCAGGAGATAAAGAATTTGAGAAGATTAAAAGTAGCATAAATGAATTTGGATATGTTGAGCCTATTATTGTAAATTTTGATATGACAATTATAGGAGGACATCAAAGAGTTTCAGTTTTAAAAACATTAGGGTATGAAGATATAGATTGCATTGTAATAGATATTGATAAAACTAAAGAAAAAGCATTAAATATTGCTCTTAATAAAATTACTGGTGAATGGAATAAAGAATTACTTGCTGATTTAATAAAGGATCTACAGGAAATTGATTATGATGTAGAGTTTACAGGTTTTGAGCCACCAGAAATTGATGAACTTTTTAATGAACTTCATCCTAAAGGTGTGAAAGAAGATGGTTTTGATGAAGCACCACCAGAAGTTCCAATCACAAAGAATGGTGATATTTGGTTACTTGGAAGACATCGTTTGATATGTGGTGATAGCACAAAACTTGAAATATATGAAAAACTTATGGAAGGAAAGAAAGCAAATTTAGTTGTAACAGACCCTCCGTACAATGTTTCCTATGAGGGAACAGCAGGAAAAATTCAAAATGATAACATGGAAGATAAAAAGTTTTATGAATTTCTTCTTAATGCTTATAAAGGTATGTATGAAAGTCTTGCAGATGGAGGTTCTATTTATGTATTTCATGCTGATAGGGAAACTGTTAATTTTAGAATAGCTTTTAAAGAAGCAGGATTCTTTTGCCACCAAACTTGTATATGGATAAAGAATTCCCCAGTACTAGGACGTTGTGATTATCAATATAATCATGAGCCTGTACTTGTAGGATGGAAACCTACTGCAGGACATAAATTTTACGGAGATAGAAAGCAAAGGACCACTTGGAATTTTGATAGACCTACAAAATCAAAATATCATCCAACAATGAAGCCAATAGCTTTAGTTGCATATCCAATTACAAATTCAAGTTTAACAAATTCTATTGTTCTAGATCCTTTTGGTGGAAGTGGTTCAACTCTTATAGCTTGTGAGCAAACAGATAGAATTTGCTATACTATAGAACTTGATGAAAAATATGCTGATGTTATTGTTAAGAGATATATAGAACAAGTAGATAGCGATGAATCCGTATTTCTTTTAAGAAATGGTAAAAAAAATTTTTATAAAGATATTGAAAAAAGTGAATAAAACCATTGATATATGTGTGCTTTAGAGTGATATATGTATGTAACGAAAACACACATGGAGGTTTTAAAAATGAAAGCATTATTTGGAAGAAAGGTTTTAAATTTAAAGGAACTTAACTACCTTACAAAAGAAGCTAAGAAAGATGGAATGAAAGGAGAACTTTACGAAGTTACAAAAGAAATAAAATTAAGTGATGAGGAATTCAAAGAATTTGCAAAAGACTTTTGCAGAGATCAAAATTGGATAACAAAAGAAGATGGGGGATGCAATTCAAAAGGAGAATTAAGATGCATAAGAGTTAAAAGTATAAAAACAAATAAAAGCATCTTAGTTGATTCAGAAGGTTATGATTATCTAAGATACACAGCAATAGAAAAGTAGAATTTAAGCCACCTAAAGGGTGGTTTTTCTTATGCTGTAATTATAGAAATTAATCCATAAAAAATATATATTTTATTTGATAGAATCTTGCATATATAACTGGATATACACACCTTTCAGAGGTAATATGTACACTACCAAAAGGTAATAAACACACTTTGAAAGGAGTAGAAAAGAATTGAAGAACCAAACAATTGGTGTAGAAATTGAAATGACAGGAATTACAAGAGAAAAAGCTTCAAAAGTTATTTCAAAATTTCTAAATGGAGAAACCAAAAGAAGCTATGATAGTTATGATACCTATAAGGTAACAGCACCAGATAAAAGAATCTGGAAAATAATGAGTGATGCAAGTATTCAAACAATGAAAAAAGAAAAGGGTACACTTATTTCAGCAGATAAAAGTTATAGTGTAGAACTTGTAACGCCTATTCTAAAGTATGAAGATATTGAAATCTTGCAAGAACTTATAAGACAGCTTAGACATTCAGGAGCAGTTAGTGAAAGTAAGCTGAAATGTGGAATTCATATTCATATAGGTGCAAAAGGACATACTCCAAATACTTTAAAGAATCTAGTTAACCTTATAGCAGCAAAGGAAGATTTAATTTATAAAAGTCTTGAGATTGATCCGGCTAGGGTTAAATATTGCAAAAAGGTTAATGAGCATTTGATAGAAACTATAAATAAAAAGAAACCTAAAAGCTTAAAGGAACTTGCAGATATTTGGTATAGCGATTATGGTGTTGAGAATAGAAGTAGACACTACCATACCAGCAGATACCATGGATTAAATTTACACAGTACTTTTACAAAAGGAACTATTGAGTTTAGACTTTTTAATGGAACTATGCACGCAGGAAAAATTAGAAGTTACATAGTTTTTTGCCTTGCTATTAGCCATCAAGCATTAAAACAAAAAAGTGCAAGTGCAAAACGTACCCATACTGATAATGAAAAATATACCTTTAGGTGCTGGCTTCTTAGACTTGGGCTTATAGGAGATGAATTTAAAAATTGCAGAATGCATCTTATGAAATCTCTTGATGGGGATGCTGCTTGGAGGAGGCCAAGAGTGGCTTGAAACTAAGTCTATAGACAAAGAGGGAAATTCATTCCCTTCTTTATCTATTTAAATTATTATAAGGAGAAATGAGAAATGGCTGAAAAAGTAAAATTATATGGGGCATATGGTTCTAATATGAATTTAGAACAAATGAATGATAGATGTCCCAAAGCTATGGTTGTAGGAAATGGAATACTTGAGGGATATAAGTTAACCTTCAGAGGAAAATATAAAGGTGTTGCTAATATAGAACCTTGCAAGGGAAGATCAGTACCAATTGTTTTATGGGAAATAACACAGGATTGTGAAAGAGCATTAGATTTATATGAAGGTTATCCTAGATTGTATGTAAAAAAAGAAGTACAAGTTAAGGTTAAGGATAAACTGATAAAAGCAATGGTTTATGTTATGGCAAGTGAATATACAAATATGGCAGCAGCTCCAACAGAATATTATTTTAATGTAATAGCTAGAGGATATTCTGATAATGAGGTTGATTTAAAACCGCTACAAATTGCATATTCAGAATGTTTATCTGAACTAAAATAGTGGAGGTATTTATGAATAAATTTTTTACACAAAAAACTTGTGATAGATGTGGTGATTCTTTAGAAAAGGGAAGGATTATGTCGATGTTTAATACAGAGTGTATTTGCATGGAGTGCCATAAAAAAGAAAAACAAGATAAGGATTATGAAAAAGCAGTTAAAGCTGATCATGAAGAAATTAAGAAAGGCAACTATAATTACAAAGGCATAAGAGGTTAAAACAAAGAAAGATGTCATTTGAAAGTTCTATAAATTAAAAGCTTTAGATAGTATAATATAAGAAATTAGATATGAAGTTGGTGAGTAAAATAAAAGAAATTGTAGAAGTTTTAAAGAAGGTAAAAGAAATAATTGAAAAGTATGAGATGAATTTAAGTTATTCAACATATAAAAGTGAAAAACAATTAATTAGCGATTTAGATACATATATAGCTAAACTTAAAGTTAATGATTTTTCATGTAATAAAGAAATTTCGTTTTTATTTGCACCTACTGGTGATTTACAGGAGATAGCAATTGATAGTGGGTGGAGCGATGAATATATGGAATTAGCTGAAATTATAGACAGACATATTAAATAATAAGTATTTTTATAAGAACTTACTAAATTACAGTAGGTTCTTTTTGTTGTAGATTTTAAAGATTGGAGGTGGAAACTATGGCACAAAGGGGAAGAAAACCAAAGCCAACTGCAATTAAAATAATTGAAGGTAATCCAGGTAAAAGACCGCTAAACAAATATGAACCTAAACCGGAAAAGAAAGCACCAAGATGTCCAAGTTGGTTAGAAAATGATGCAAAGAAAGAATGGAGAAGAATGGCAAAGCAAATGGAGCAGTTAGGTACTTTAACTGAAATAGATATGGCGGCATTTGCGGGATATTGCCAAGCTTATGCAAGGTGGAAGGAAGCAGAGGAGTTTATTACAAAACATGGTGCTATAGTAAAAACTCCATCTGGTTATTGGCAGCAAGTACCACAGGTTTCAATAGCACAAACTTATCTAAAAATAATGAATAAGTTTTGTGAACAGTTTGGTCTTACCCCATCTTCAAGAAGTAGGATAATTACTGATTCAAATGATAAGGAAGATGACCAAATGGAATTATTGCTATTTAAGGGTGGTGGCAAGAATGTATGATGAAGCAAAGGCACAACATGCTGTTGATTTTATAAATTGTTTAAAACACACAAAGGGTAGATGGAGAGGAGTTCCTTTTGAACTGCTACCTTGGCAAGATAAAATAATAAGAGATATTTATGGAAATATAAAGCCTAATGGATATAGGCAATATAATACAGCTTATGTAGAAATACCGAAGAAAAATGGAAAGAGTGAACTTGCAGCAGCAGTCGCTCTATATATGACTTGTGGAGATAATGAATGGGGAGCAGAAGTTTATGGATGTGCTTCAGATAGACAACAAGCATCTATAGTTTTTGATGTAGCTGTTGAGATGGTAGAACAATGTCCAGCTTTAAAGAAAAGAATAAAACCTATAATGTCAGTTAAAAGGCTAGTTTATAAACCAACAAATAGTTTTTATCAAGTTCTATCAGCAGAAGCTTATACAAAGCATGGACTTAATGTTCACTCAGTAATATTTGATGAACTTCATGCCCAGCCTAATAGAGAATTATTTGATGTTATGACAAAAGGTTCAGGAGATGCTAGAACACAACCTTTATTCTTTTTAATAACAACAGCAGGAACAGATAGAAACTCTATATGTTTTGAACAACACCAAAAAGCTATGGATATTATAGAAGGAAGAAAAATTGATCCAACTTTTTATCCTGTTATATATGGAATAAAAGATGAAGAAGATTGGTCATTAGAAGAAAATTGGTATAAAGCTAATCCATCACTTGGACATACTATTGATATAGAAAAAGTTAGGAATGCTTTTAATAGTGCCAAGGAAAATCCAGCAGAAGAAAATATATTTAGGCAGCTTAGATTAAATCAATGGGTAAAACAATCCACTCGTTGGATGCCAATGGATAAATGGGATGAGTGTGATTTTAATATAGATATAGACTTATTAAAAGGCAGAGAATGTTATGGCGGACTTGATCTTTCAAGTACTACAGATATTACTGCTTTTGTTTTAGTTTTTCCACCAAGAAATGATACTGAAAAGTATATAGTTTTACCTTTCTTTTGGATTCCAGAAGATAACTTGAAATTAAGGGTAAGAAGGGACCATGTACCTTATGATGTATGGGAAAAACAAGACTTTATAAAAACTACAGAAGGAAATGTGGTTCACTATGGATTCATAGAAACTTTTATTGAAGAATTAGGAACTAAATATAATATAAAAGAAATAGCTTTTGATAGATGGGGAGCAGTTCAAATGGTACAAAATCTCGAAGGTATGGGATTTACAGTAGTACCATTTGGACAAGGATATAAAGATATGTCTCCACCATCAAAAGAATTAATGAAACTAACATTAGAAGAAAGAATAGCACATGGAGGTAATCCTGTGCTCAGATGGATGATGGATAATATATTTATAAAACAAGACCCAGCAGGAAATATAAAACCTGATAAAGAGAAAAGCACAGAAAAAATCGATGGGGCTGTGGCTTTAATAATGGCTTTGGATAGGAGCATTAGAAATGGTGGGGGTAGCGGAAGTGTGTATGATGAGAGGGGAATACTGGTATTATAAGTATTGCTGTAATACGCGAAGATATGTATAATAGTAGTGAGGTGATACTGTGGAAAAGAAATCTAGAAATCCAATATCAGTAAGATTAACTAAAGAGGTTGCAGAAAAATTTAGAACTTTAGCACAACAGAATGATGTTTCGCAAAGCGATTTTATTGAAATATTGTTAAAACGGTTTGAAGAAACACAACAAAATAATCATACATCACAACAAGTGTTAACAGACCAACCATTTCAGATATTGTTATCTAAAACTAATGATTTAACTAATATCCAAGGTAAAAAATATGTTAAGCCGATGAAACTTTGTTTTAATGGTCACTACGTATACTATATACCGCCGCAAAATAGAATTTTACAAAGAGCTGATCGATTTGAAGAAGAGCTAAAAAGGGAATTTGATATAAGTATTTCTTTAGAAAATTTTTTGCTGTATGATTCAATAGACATAGCATATGATTCAGACAGAGAAAAATATTTAGTTATTGAAAGGGTTGGGTTAAAGAAAGAGGATGAAACAAGATATGATTTATTTGTTAACCGTTGTTATTACGCCAAGGATTTGGAAGAGATAAAAATTAAATTTCATACATATGTAAGTGATGAAGATAAAAAAGGTATTGAAATGGCATTAGCAGAAACTATTACAGATGATGAGCAATTAAAATTATTTCAATAAAAGCACTACAATGCATGCAAAGTGTAGTTCTGTATTGATAAATATACAAGAATGCGTTACAATATCTTTAAAAATAAGATATTGTAGGAGGAATTATAATGAAATATAAGCCAGAAACTCTTGAAGAAAATTTATCAAATACAATATGGATACAAAATAACATATATCAGATTATTAATCATTTAACAATTAGATTTAATGTCATTCAAAATATTTATAGAAATCAGTATACTTATAACCAAGCATTACGTATGGGGTTTATCAATTATAATTGGAATTATGAAATAGCAATGGCTGAATTAGCATATTCAATATATGGTTTTACAAATGATATTTATAACAGGATAGCATATGCTTTGGATTTTATTAATAGAAATGAAGTTGGAAGAAGTATAAAAAATTATGATAGAGATATAAAAAAATTATCGAAAAAGGAGTTGATTAGCGAACAAGACAAAGAAGATTTGCTAAGATTTAGATTAGCTCGAAACTACGGAACACATTACGGAAAAGTGATGTTCATAGATTATATTTTTAGAAACGTACATTTAATTTATAATGTTGTAGGAATTATAAAGCAGTTATTATCAAGTTATACTATTAACATAGTAGAATATAAAAGTTTTTTAGAAAATCAGTATAGTTTTATTCAAGATTTAAAAAGTAATTTGGAAGACTATGAAATTGCAAATTGTATTGCAAAATGAGATAAATATACAGCATCTCAATTTGAGGTGCTTTTTTCATACCCATTTTTAGGAGGTGTTCAAAATTCAGTTGCCGATATTCAAGAGAAAATCAAGAGATAAGCCTAAAAATAATTTTATAGGTTCTGCCTATAGTTTTTTCTTTGGTGGAACATCTAGTGGAAAAGTTGTTAATGAAAGAACCGCAATGCAAACTACTGCAGTTTATGCTTGTGTTAGAATTCTTGCAGAGTCTGTTGCTTCACTTCCACTGCATCTTTATAAATATGGTGAAGATGGTGGAAAGAATAAAGCTATAAATCATTCTTTATATTATTTATTACATGATGAGCCAAACGCGGAGATGACTTCATTTGTGTTTAGAGAAACACTTATGAGTCATCTTTTATTATGGGGAAATGCTTATGCACAAATTATAAGAGATGGTAGAAATCAAGTATTGGCTATGTATCCACTACTGCCTAATAAGATTACAGTAAATAGAGCAGATAATGGTGAGATTTATTATATTTATAAGAAGAATAATGATGATGGAAAAGGCTACGGTCAAGTTATTTTAAGAGATTATGAAGTGCTTCACATTCCAGGTCTAGGGTTTGATGGATTGATGGGATATTCTCCAATTGCAATGGCTAAAAATGCAGTTGGAATGTGCATAGCTTGTGAAGAATATGGAGCAAGTTTCTTTGCAAATGGAGCAAATCCAGGAGGTGTACTTGAACATCCAGGAGTAGTTAAAGATCCTAAAAGAGTAAGAGATAGTTGGAATGAAGTATATAAAGGCACAGGAAATGCACATAAAATTGCTGTACTTGAGGAAGGTATGAAGTTTCAAAGTATAGGTATTCCACCAGATCAAGCACAGTTTTTAGAGACGAGGAAATTTCAGTTAGATGAGATTGCTCGTCTTTTTCGTATTCCACCACACATGATTGGGGATTTAGATAGATCTAGTTTTTCAAATATAGAGCAGCAAAGTCTTGAATTTGTAAAATATACTTTAAATCCATGGGTAATTAGATGGGAACAGGCTATACAAAAATCATTATTAAGTCAAAAAGAAAAAGGGAAATACTTTGTAAAGTTTAATGTAGATGGATTACTTCGTGGAGATTATGAAAGCAGAATGAGAGGGTATGCAGTTGGTAGGCAAAATGGATGGCTATCTTCAAACGACATAAGAGAACTTGAAGATATGAATCCAATTCCAAGTGATGAAGGAGGAGATTTATATCTTGTAAATGGAAATATGACAAAGTTAAAAGAGGCAGGTGCATTTGCAAATAAAAGAAATGGAGGGGATAACTCATGAAAAAGAAATTCTGGAATTGGGTTAAGAATGAAGAAAACAGAACTTTATATTTAGATGGTGCTATTGCAGAGGAAAGTTGGTATGGAGATGAAGTAACTCCTAAAAAATTTAAGGCAGAATTAGTAAGTGATGATGGGGATATAACAGTTTGGATTAATTCACCCGGTGGAGATGTATTTGCGGCATCACAAATTTATAATATGCTAATGGACTATAGTGGAAATGTAACTGTTAAAATTGATGGACTTGCAGCAAGTGCAGCTTCAGTAATTGCAATGGCAGGAAGTGAAGTTGAAATATCTCCTGTGGCAATGTTTATGATTCACAACCCTATGACAATTGTAAGTGGAGATACAAAAGAAATTAATAAAGCTATAGATATGTTAAATGAAGTAAAAGAGAGCATTATCAATGCTTATGAATTAAAAACAGGACTTAAAAGAAATAAAATAGCAAGTCTTATGGATGATGAGAGTTGGTTCAATGCAAAGAAAGCTGTGGAACTTGGATTTGCAGACAAAATAATGTTTGAAGATAAGGCTGATATTAAAGATTTAAAAGGTGAAGTATTTAGTAAAAACATAACTAATAAAGCACTTTTAAATAAACTTTCTACCAATAGTAATGAATTAAAAATATCAATTGAAAATCTAGATAAAAGACTAGAACTTTTAAAATATTAAGGAGGACTACAGAATGAATAAGATATTAGAATTAAGAGAAAAAAGAGCAAAGATATGGGAAGGTGCTAAAAAGTTTTTAGATAGCAAAAGAAATGAAAGTGGACTTATTTCGGCTGAAGATACTGAAACTTATGAAAAGATGGAAGCTGATGTTGTTAATTTAGGAAAAGAAATAGATAGACTTGAAAGGCAGGCTGCACTTGATTTGGAACTTTCAAAGGCAACTTCAACTGCCATTAGAAATATTCCTAATGGAAATTTAAATGGTGAAACAAAAACAGGTAGGGCAACAGATGAATATAAAAAAGCCTTCTGGAAAGCTATGAAAAATAAAAATAGCTTAGATATTCAAAATGCACTTCAAATAGGTACAGATAGTGAAGGTGGATATCTTGTGCCAGATGAATTTGAAAAAACATTAATTGAAAGTTTAGAAGAACAAAATATATTTAGACAGCTTGCAAATGTAATAACTACATCTTCAGGAGATAAAAAAATACCAGTAGTTGCATCTAAAGGAACAGCATCTTGGGTAGATGAAGAAGGTGCAATTCCAGAATCAGATGATGCATTTAGTCAGGTATCAATAGGAGCATACAAATTAGCCACTATGATTAAGGTTTCAGAAGAGCTTCTTAACGATAGTGTTTTTAATTTAGAGAGTTATATAGCAAAGGAATTTGCAAGAAGAATTGGAGCAAAAGAAGAAGAAGCATTTTTTATAGGAGATGGTACTGGAAAGCCTACAGGAATATTTAATGCAACTGGTGGAGCAAGTCTCGGGGTTACAGCAGCAAGTGCTACAGCTATTACATTAGATGAGATTATGGATTTGTTTTACTCCTTAAAATCACCTTATAGAAAAAATGCTGTATTTACTATGAACGATGCAACAGTAAAAGCTATAAGAAAACTTAAGGATTCTAATGGACAATATTTATGGCAGCCATCTGTTACAGCAGGTGAACCAGATACTATTTTAAACAGACCAGTAAAAACTTCTGCTTATGTACCAACATTAGGTTCAGGAACAAAACCTATAGCTTTTGGAGATTTTAGTTACTATTGGGTAGCAGATAGACAAGGCAGATCATTCCAAAGATTAAATGAACTATATGCAGCAACAGGACAAGTTGGATTTAAGGCAACTCAAAGAGTTGATGGTAAGTTAATACTTCCTGAAGCTATTAAAGTTTTACAAATGAAAGATAAAGAAAAATAGAAACATAAAGGGGTGGGTGTATTTTGGTAGTAACTTTGGAAGAAACAAAACTTTATCTAAGAGTAGATGGTGATGGGGAAAATACACTCATCACTAAATTTATTTTAACAGCTGAAGAATTGTGTGAAGATATTTTGAGATATAAGTTAACAGAGTTTGAAATAATACCAGAAGCCGTAAGGCAAGCAATTTTATATGCTGTAGCAAATATGTATGAGATGCGTGAAACTTTTGATGTGAAATCAGTAATTGAAACCATGGTAAGACTTTTATTTTCTTATAGAAAAGAGAGCTGGTGATGTTTTATGAATACAGGAGATTTAAAACATAGAGTTACATTTCAAAGATTTACTACAGTGGTAAATGACAATGGCTTTGAAATTGAGGGCTGGCAAGATTATAAAACAGTATGGGCATCCGTTTCAAACCTTTACGGTAGAGAATATTTTGAAGTCACAGCTATTCAAGCAGAGAAAACTGTAAAGTTTACTATTAGGTTTATTAAGGAAATAGATGAAAGCATGAGAATAAAGTTTAGAGAGAAGCAATACAACATAACTTCTATAGATAACATAAAGTATGCAAATAAATTTATAGAAATAAAAGCTATGGAGGTTGATAAAAGTGGCTAAGATAGAGCTTGAAGGTATGGATGAACTTATTGATAAAGTGAACAAGTTAGGGAAAAAGGGAGAAGAAATTAAAAAGAATACTTTAGATAAAGTAGGAAATTTAGTAAAGAGAAGTATGGAAGTAAAGGCTCCAAAGTCTAAAGAAAATAAAAGGCATATGGCTGACAATATTAATGTATCAGACATAGAAAATGAAGATGGTGTAGATTTTGTTAAAATAGGACCAAATAAAGGAGATAATTCAGAGTTCTTTTATTCTAAGTTCACAGAGTTTGGGACTTCAAAAATACCAGCGCAGCATTGGGCAGAAAACTCTATTCTTGAAAATCAAAACGAGATAAATGAAACCATAAAAGAAGAACTTCAAAGGGGGCTAGAATCACTTGAATAAACTTATTATGGATACATTAAAGCCTCTTAAAATTCCAGTATCCTTTCAAAAATATACAGGAAGAAAAGATACCTATATTACTTTTCATGAGTATTTTACTGGCGGAGAAGAATATGAGGATGACAATGAAGTGTTAACAGCTCATTATGTTCAAGTAGATGTTTGGTCAAAAACTGATTACACAAATATTGTAAAAGAGGTTAAAGAAAAACTCACATCTGTAGGTTTTAAAAGATTAAGTGAGGCAGATTTATATGAGAAGGATACAAGAATTTATCATAAAGGTCTGAAATTTTATTATCTAGAAGAAAGGTAGGGTGAAGATATGCCAAGGCAAATAGGTCTTAGAGATATTCATATAGCGGTATTAACTAAAGATGATAGTACAGAAGCAACCTATGAAAAGCCTATGAAATTAGAAAGGGCTATAAGTGCAAAGCTTAATCCAAAAACAAATTCAGATAATATATATTCTGATGATTCTGTTGAGGATGTAATAACTGTATTTGAAGGTGTGGAAGTTGAAATAGAAGTAAACCAGCTTTCACTTGAAAGTAGGGCAAAGCTGCAAGGAGCAAAAGTAGTAAAAGGAATACTTATAGAAAATAAAGATGACATACGGCCAACCGTAGCATTAGGTTTTAGATCTAAAAAGAACAATGGAAAGTTTAGATATGTATGGCTTTTAAAAGGAAAATTTGAATTAGCAACAGATGAGTATGATACAGAAGGAGAAAAGCCAAAAGCACAGAGTGCAAAGCTTAAAGGAAAGTTCTTCTCAAGAGATTTTGATGGGAACTATAGATTTATTGCAGATGAGGATGAAAAAGAAGTGGATGCAACAATAACTAAAGCATGGTTTACTGAAGTACCTAAAGAGCCAGTTAATAGTAATGAAGAAGGGAAGTAGATATTATGAAAGCTTCAGAACTTAAAAATAAAGGAGTAAAAATTACATTAGGAAATAAAGAATACAATCTAAAGTTTAATATGAACACCTTCTGTGAACTTGAAGAAGTTTATGGTGATATTAATAAGGCGTTTGAAGATTTACAACTAATGAAAGTGAAAGCTATAAGGGCACTTATATATTCAGCAATAAAAGTTGAGGATGAAAATGCAACTTTAAAATCTGTAGGGGATTTATTAAGTCTTAAAGATTTAGAAACCTTAGGTACACTTATAAATGAAGCATTGAGTAATTCAATGCCAGAGATAGAAGAAAACTTGGGGGAATAGAAAGCTACTCTGATCCACAGCCTTGGGATTGGGAGTGGCTTTTTTATTTAGGAACTAATTTATTGGGTATGAGTGAAGAACAGTTTTGGAAGAGTACTCCTAGAAAATTAACTGGTCTTTTTAAAATATATAAAAAAGTAAATGGAATAGAAGAGAAAGAGGACTTTGATTATATAGATAACATAATCTTTTAAATCTTAGGGAAAGGAGGTAACTATAGCTTATGGCAAGGGGTGGCAATACTGTTGTTGCAAGAGTTGGACTTGATGATAAAGGGTTTCAAGAAGGTGTAACTAAAATACAAAGAAGTCTAAAGGTAGTTAAAAGTGAATTTGCAGCAGCTAGTTCAAAACTTAAGGATTTTGGGAAATCCACAGAAGGCTTAAAACTTAAATCAGATAGCTTAAATAAACAAATGGAACTTCAAAAGCAAAAGGTAGCGGCCCTTACTAAAAGTTATCAAGAAAGTGTAGAGAAAAAAGGTGCAGATGCTAAAGCTACAGAGAATTTAAAGGTTAGACTTAATTATGCTACAGCTGAGATGAATAAATTACAGAGGGAATTAAATGAAACTAATGAAAGAATAAGAGTGCAAGAAAGCAGATGGACAAAGTTAGGTAATAAGCTAAATGAAGCTGGTAGCAAAATGCAGACAGTAGGTAAAAAGATGCAGGATGTGGGAAAAAGTTTATCTACTAAAGTTACTGCGCCAATAGTTGGAGTGGGAACTGCTGCCGCTAAAATGAGTATAGATTTTCAGGATTCTTTAGCTAAAGTAAGCACAATAGTGGATACTACTCAGTTAAGCATGGAGAATGTTAAAAAAGGTGTTTTAAACTTATCCAATGAAACAGGAGAAGGGGTAAATGATTTAAATGAAGCACTATATCAAAGTATTTCAGCAGGAGTTGAAAGTGGTAAGTCAATTGAATTTTTGGGTAGTGCAGTAAAACTTGCTAAGGGTGGATTTACAGAAACAAGTTCTAGTGTTGATTTATTAACCACAATACTAAATGGATACAAATTAAAAGCAGAAGAAACTGCTAATGTAAGTGATATTCTTATTAATACACAAAACTTAGGTAAGACAAGTGTAAATGAACTTAGTAGTAGTATGGGTAAAGTTGTACCAATAGCTAGTGCTGCCAATGTAAATTTAAAGCAGTTATCAAGTGCTTATGTACTCTTAACTCAAAAGGGTATTGCTACAGCAGAAGCTGGAACCTATACAAGAAGTATGTTATCTGAACTCTCAAAAACAGGAAGTACAGCAGATAAAACTTTAAGACAGATAAGTGGAAAGAGTTTTTCAGAACTTATGGCAAGTGGTAAAAGTGTTGGGGATGTACTTAATATGTTAAATGAGTATGCAAATAAAAATAACCTAACACTTAAAGATATGTTTGGATCAGTTGAAGCTGGAACTGCCAGTATGATTTTAGCTGGTGCTGGAGGACAAGATTTCAATAAAGTATTGGATACTATGAGCAATGTAGCTGGTGCAACGGATACAGCTTTTAATAAAGTTAATGAAACTACAGGTGCTAGATTAAAAAAATCCTTTAATAGTCTTAAAAATGCAGGAATACAATTAGGAGATAGTTTAGCACCAATGATAGAAAAAGTAAGTGGAGCAATACAAATTTTAGCAGAGAAGTTTAATAATTTAACTCCAGCACAGGCAGACATGATAGTTAAAATAGGATTAATGGTAGCTGCATTAGGACCAGTCATAAGTATTATAGGTAAGCTTATAAGTACAGGAGGTACTTTATTTTCTACTTTTGGAAAAGTTTCAACGGCATTAGGAAAAGCTGGTGGCGCAAGTGCAGTATTAGGTAAGGCTTTTACAGCATTAACTGGTCCAGTTGGAATTGCAGTAATTGCTATTGGTACAGTTATAACTATAGGTGTAGCATTATATAAAAACTGGGATACTATAAAAGCTAAAGCTGCAGAACTTAAAAAAGCTATAAGTGAGAAATGGAATGAGATAAAACAAGTAACAGTGGCTATATTTACTAGCATAAAAGATTTCTTGAATAATATTTGGAATGGAATAAAGACTGTTTTTACTAATTCTTTAAATGCTATAAAATCTGGCATAACTTCAGGATGGAATGGTATTAAAAATATTACCACAACAGTATGGAATAGTATAAAAATAATAATTTCTAATGTATGGAACGGAATTAAAAGTGTAGTTACTAGTGCAGTTAATGGCGTGAAAAATACAATAACTAGCATTTGGAACAGCATTAAAAGTGTTACTACTTCTGTTTGGAATGGCATAAAAACAGCCATAACAACACCAATCAATTCAGCAAAAAATATAGTTAAAAAAGCTGTAGATTCTATATATGGTTTCTTCAAGAATCTTAGAATACCTGAGATAAGAATACCTAAAATAAAACTTCCTCACTTTAGTTTAAGAGGAGAGTTTAGTTTAATGCCACCTAAAGTACCAAAGTTTGATGTTAATTGGTATGCACAGGGTGGTATTTTTAATGCTCCGAGTATTATAGGAGTAGGCGAAGCGGGTACAGAAGCAGTTCTACCAATAGATAGATTAGATGAAATTATAGCTAAGTCTATAAAAAAGGCACAAGGCTTAGGTGGAACTGATGGATTAACAGTACACATAGATAAATTTATTAATAATACAGAAAAAGATATAGAGGGGCTGGCGTATGAACTAGAGTTTTACAGACAACGTATTTCAATGGGGAAGGGAGGTAATTAAAATTTTAAGTTTTAATTTTGGAAATAAGAACAGCTATGGTGATTTTGGAATAATAATATCAAAACGACCTTCTATTCCTTCTCCTAAAAGAAGAATTACCTATATAGACATTCCAGATAAAAGTTCTAATCTAAAATTTGATGAAGGCATTTTTGAGGATATAACAATATTAGTTGAATGTGGAGTGAAATCAAAGGATAATTTAACTGACAAAATAGATGAAATAAAAGCATGGCTTATAAATACAGGAGAAAGTGATTTAATATTTAGCTTTCAGCCTGATAAAAAATATATTGCACAAGTAGTAAACATGATTGATTTTAAGCAAGTTTTAAAATACACATCAAGGTTTCCAATAATATTTAACTGTAAGCCTTTCAAATATGCTGTTAAAGATAAAATAATTACAGTAACTAAGAACAATTCTACTATACATAATGAAGGAAGTTTTCAAAGTGAATCTGTGATTAAAGTTTATGGGGGTGGGGATATAAAATTAAAAGTTAATGAAGATGAAGTTACTGTAAAAAATGTGGATGGATATGTAACTATAGATTCAGTATTAAAAGATTGCTATAAGGATGATGTTTTGAAAAATGGGGATATGATTGGGGATTTTCCTATTCTTAAAGTTGGAGAAAATGTTGTGAGTTTTAGTGGAAATGTTAGTAAGGTGGAAATTCAGATTAATCAAGTTTGGATATAATTTACGGTGTATATTTGTATGATATAATATTTTATAAATACAATTATTAGCTGTATATGAGGAAAGTAGGTTAAACAGTGAATATTAAAGATAACTTACAAAAATGGATGTTAGCATATGAATATGCACAAGAGTATTTTAAAAAAAATGGAAATTTATTAGTACCTGAAAATTATAAAGTAGAAAGCTGTAATTTAGGAATATGGATTCGTAATCAAAGAAAGAATTATAAAAATAACTTATTAGAACCTCAAAAGGTTGAATTACTTAATTCTATAGAAATGATTTGGAGTATATTTGAATATGAATGGAATACTGGGTTTTATTATGCAAGTCAATATTATAAAAAATATTGGAATTTGGATATAAAAATAAATTATATTATTGATGATTTTAAATTGGGACAATGGATTAGTAAACAAAGGCAGAGTTATAAAAATAGTACACTAAAACAAAAAAAGATTGAGTTGCTTAATTCTATAGAAATGATTTGGGATATATTTGAGCATAAATGGGATACAGGATTTAGTTATGCACGTGAATATTACAAAAAATATAGAAATTTGAATATAACAATAGGTTATATTATTGATGATTTTAAATTAGGACGATGGATTGGTGATCAGAGAGAGAATTATAAAAGTGGTATATTAAATCAAGAAAGGATTGAGTTACTTAATTCTATAGAAATGATTTGGGATATGGTTGAGTATCAATGGGATATTGGGCTTAATTATGCTACACAATATTATCAAAAATATGGTAATTTAGCTGTGATAATAAGTTATACTATTGACGATTTTAAATTAGGACAATGGATTAGCCATCAAAGAAACAATTATAAAAGTGGAATATTATCACAAGAAAAAATTAAGTATCTTAACACTATCGGGATGATTTGGAATAAAAGTAAATATGACTGGGAAGTTGGATTTTTATATGCAAAGCAATATTATAAAGAATTCAATAACCTGAAAGTTCATGCTAAGTATAAAACATTAAATGATGATTATGCTTTAGGTTCATGGATAAGTCATCAACGAGAATATAAAAAAAGAAAAGGAAGAGGTAGTATTAGTCAAATTCAAATAGACAGGTTGGATAAAATAGGGATGATTTGGGATGCAGATAAAACAAATTCGATTTCTACGTCGTTTGCAGAACAAGCAATTTTTTATTTTATGTCATTATTATTTGATAATGCTATAAGTTCATATAAAGAATTAGGGTATGATATCGATGTTTATTTGCCAGATTTAAAACTTGGAATTGAATATGATGGTTTTTATTTTCATAAAGACAGGTATGAAAAAGATTATTCTAAAAACGAAAAATGTCTAAAAGATGGGATAAAATTAATTAGAATTAGAGAACCTAAATTAAAAGGTTTTGATAACTGTGTGTATTATACTAGAAAAAATTATAATAATAAAGATTTAGAAAAAGCTGTTATATGGTTAATACAGTATATCAATAAATCTTTTAATAAAAATTTTGATCCATATATAGATATTAAGAAGTATAAACACACAATAATAAAAAATGTAGGCATTAATTCTTCGCAAAATTGGCAATATGGGTTTGGTTTTGCAAAAGAATATTATGAACAATTTGGAAATCTAGATGTTAAGTGGAATTTTAAATATAAAGATTTTAATTTAGGAAAATGGCTTAGTTATCAACGTCAAGCATTAAAAGGCTCATCAGGAAGAATTCTGTCTCAAAATAAAAAAGAATTGCTTGATTCTATTGAAATGATTTGGGATCGTCTAGAATATACGTGGATGAAAAATTTTAATTGTGCAAAGCAATATTATTATATACATGGGGATTTATTAATGTCATGTCATTATATAGTAGAAAAGATTAATTTGGGAAGTTGGGTTAATAGACAACGAAAAAATTATAAAAATAATACTTTGCCTAAGGAAAAAATAGAATTACTTAATTCTATAGAGATGGATTGGAATTTACCCTAAAGTTTAATATATTAAGTTCTATATATCTTAAAAAATAATTAAGTTACAATAGTATATCATTAAATTTTAAAATTAAATTATAGAAAACGTAGTTTAGCTTTTTTTTATTATTAAAAATTATACCACCAGGAGGTGATAGATTGATATGCATCTATGATAAGAAAACCACAAAAGGCAACTTTGAAACCAACGGTCTTGGGGTTTTAGATGAAGTTATAAGTTGCTTTATTACAGAAGAACTTAATGGTGATTATGAATTAGAGCTTGAACATTCAGCTAAGGGAAGAAAAGCAAAATACTTAGAAGAGTGGAACATACTCAAAGCAGATGACCAGCTTTTTAGAATTTATAGAGTTGAAAAGATAAGTAAAGAAATTAAGACAATAAAAGTTTGGGCAAAGCATATCTTCTATGACCTTCTGTATTACTTTATTGAAGATAGTAGAGCTGTAAATTGCAGTATAAAAACTGCTATGGAAAAAGCTCTGCCGGGAGATGTTAGTACTATATACAAAGTTGATAGCGATATTATCTTAGCTAGTACTATTTATTTTGTTCAAACTAATCCTGTAGAAGCTATGTTTGGGATAATCAAAAGGTGGAAATGTGGAGAAATTAAAAGAGATAATTTTGATATAAAAATACTAAAGCAAATAGGAAAAGATTCAGGAGTTTTAATAGCTCAAGGTAAAAATATTTTAGGAATTAAATTTAATTCTGACACAAAGGATGTTGTTACAAAACTTTATCCAGTAGGTTACAATGGAATAAAACTTACTGAAAAATATATAAATGTACCTAACTGGAATAGTGATAAGTATCCACCTTTTCCTATAGTTAAAAAGATTCAATTCAAAGAAGCTGAGGATGAAGTAACATTAAGAGTTATGGCAAAAGAAAGTATAAAAAGCATAGGACTTAGTAAAGTAAATATTGAAGTGGATTTTATAGAACTTAGTAAAACTAAAGAATACGAAATTTATAAACATCTTCAAAAGGTTAATGTAGGAGATAGAGTTATTGTAAGATACAAAGACTTTGATATAGATATTAAAGTTCCAGTTATAAAAATAAGGAAAGATGTACTTAGAGGATTAAATGCAAAAGTAGAGTTAGGGCAACCCAAAGATAATATTTTAAATAAAATGGATACTTCTGAAATTAAAACAACTGTGGATGAACTTGGAAACAAAGTGGCAGAAACACTAACATCCATGCTTTATTATGCAAATCCAGTAGAGTTTATTGTTGGTACAAGCAAAATACAACCGATATATTTGGGGATATCTGCAGTAGCATCAACAAATCTTTCAATGAATCTTTCATTATATTGTATAGCAAATGAAGAATGTACACTAACAATTCAAATTCAACTAGATGGAGAAGACATTACTTTTACACCAAAGCAAAAACTTTTAAAAGGAGATAATGTTGTAGGAATACCTATAGGAATACCGCAAGTTAAATGTGGTGCTCACTATTTAGGTATTTTTTTATGCGTTGATACAGGAAGTATGAAAATACCTAAATTTAATCTGCAATGTATGGTTGATGGAAGAAATCTTCAAGGTGGACTAAATGCAGAACCACCACATGCAGAAGTTAAAGAGTATCAACCACTTGTTAATATTAATGGTTTGTATTTTGAAAAATTACAAGCAGTAAATCAGATTATAACTTTTAAAGAACCTATACCAGTGATATTTGCTGAAGATACGACTTTAAATAATAATTTATTTAGGGATAAAGAAATTACAACTAATTATAATATAATCTTTAAATAAAAAATTCCTACCTATTATATATATCCAAAACTTAATATGAAAGGGGATGATAATTTGGGTTTTAGAGAAAGCATATCATACAGTAAAAATTTTTTAACAGGTAGAAAGGTTGAAAAAGTAAAGCAGAAATTAATAATGCCTGTTCAAGGAATAGCTACAGTAAAACTATATGATGATTTAACTGGAAAGCAAGTTTATGAAGCTAAAAGTGAAAACAGAATAACAGCGGTTTTGGCAAATCCAGCTTTTTTAGATGGGTTTTATTATCCAATGCTTGAAAATAATCAAGAATATTTATTGAAAAAGATTTTTACAACCTATCCTTTTAGAGTGTTATCTTTGACTACAGGGGATATACCAGAAGATCCTTATGATTATTTTACATGGGGAAGTTTAATAGGTTATGCTGATGCATGGTACACATATAGTGGGGATTCAGAACTTATGGGTACTGTAAATAAAGGAGAATGGTTAAGAGAGGATAAAGATGGAAAAGGAATAAAGCACTTTGTCTTTGATTTTCCAACTCATGCTGCTAATGGAACTTTTAAAAGTATTTATTGGACAGGTGGACAACGTGATGATAGTTCAGCACAAACGCCAAGAGTCAATTGTACTTACAAAAAGAGAACTGTAATGGAAGAAAATTATTATATACCAAAGTATAATTTATGCACTGATAATCATAATCTTTATGCATTAGATCCAGATAAAACTACAGTTAATGTATATGATAAATTTAGTATTGAAAAGAAAAATGACATAACGCTTAAAGTGAAAGCCAAAGCTATAGCTTATGATGGAGAATATTTTTGGGTACTTATAAATGACGGTTCTTTTAAAAAGTTGGATAAGAGTTTTAATGTACTAGAAAGTTACCCTAAGAGTGCTAAACTTCCAGATAATTTAGTTTATGATGTTGAATATTATGATATTGTTGTTACAGAAAGTAATGTATATATAACATATAAAGGATGTATTAATAGGGATGGGAATAGTAAAGATTATAGAAGCTGTATAGCTATGTATGATAAGGATGGAACATTTGTAAGAAAAGCTGAAGTTTATACTGGAACTAGTAGTAGACTATTTATTACTAGAATACCAAATGATAAATTATATGTAATAGTTAATGGCAGAAGTGATATTCAACTAAATATGGATTTAAGCATTTATGGAAGTACAAATTTAGGGTACTATAGTTATTACAGCATAGGTTGGGATAAAGAAACTCAAACTTTATTTGTTTTTGATGATTATAGAAAAGGAAGTATAGATGAGTATTATATAGTTCCAGCTTCAGCTCATACACTTCTTCCAGAATCAGTAACAAAAACACCGGTTAATACAATGAAAATTCAATATGATTTTACTTGTGATTATGTTAATCCATTAGACATGCCTGCTCATTGATTTGAGTGGGCTTTATTTATATAAAAAGGAGGCTTTGACAATGAAAAATATTATTGAAATCATAAAAATGATATTTGCATCTATAGGTGGGTGGATTGGTTGGATACTTGGAGGAGCAGATGGATTCTTATATGCACTTATAGCTTTTGTTGTTATTGATTACTTAACTGGAATTATGGCATCGATTCTTGCACAAAAGCTATCTAGTGAAGTAGGCTTTAGAGGAATATTTAAAAAGGTAATTACTTTTGTTTTGGTAGGAGTAGCTCATATAATTGATTTTTACATTATTGGCAGTGGTAGTGCAATTCGTACCGCTGTTATATTTTTTTATATATCAAATGAAGGAATCAGTATCTTAGAAAATACAGCAAAGATAGGCCTACCAATACCTGAAAGATTAAAAAATGTTTTAGAGCAGTTAAAGGAGGAAAATAAAAATGCCTAGATTATGTTTTGACTATGGACATGGTGGAAATGATAGTGGAGCTTGTTATAAAGGAAGAAAAGAAAGTAATGATGTATTAAGTGTAGGTAAGGCTGTAGCAGCAGAGGTTAGAAAACATGGAATTACAGTTGATGAAATAAGGACTAGTGATACTACAGTAAGTCTGGGGGAAAGAAGCCGTTTTGAAAATAGAAACACATATGATTATTTCATATCTTTTCATAGAAATGCTTTTAAGCCAGAAAAAGCTAGAGGTTCTGAAACTTACACTTATTTAAGTGCAAGTACAAAAGCTAAAGTTCTTGCAGAAAAAATACAAGCTGGGCTTGTAAGTATTGGGTTTGTTAATAGAGGAGTAAAGACAGCTAACTTCCATGTATTAAGAGAAACCAGATGCCCAGCAGTTTTAATTGAGATGGGATTTATTGATAATAGCAGTGATAATGCTTTATTTGATAGCAAGAGAAAAGAAATAGTTAAGGCTATTGCAAAATCTATACTATCTCAGCTAGGTATAGGATATAAAGAAAATAAACCTAATGAAGCAACAGCTCAGCAAAAGCAGCAAGTAACGAGTGGACAAACTCTTTATAGAGTTATGGTGGGATCTTATTCGGTAAGAGATAATGCAGAAACGCAAGTTAAGAAGTTAAAGTCAGCAGGTTTTGACGCTTGTATTATGATTTTTAATAAGTAGCCGTTACTTAGAAATTATAGGAGGGACATTAGATGTTTCTCCTTTTTTTGGAGGTAATTTTAATGACAGGTACTGAAAAAGAAAATATAAAGAAAATGAGAAAAGAAGGGCAGAGCTATTCACAAATAGCATTAGCTTTAAATATAAATAAAAACACTGTAAAAGCATTTTGTAGGAGAAGTAGATTACAAACTAATGAAAAGGTAAAAACAAAAATTAAAGAAAAAGAAATTTGTTTTGTTTGCAAGAATTGTGGCAAACCATTAAAAAAAGGAACAAAAGGACAGCCTAAAAAATTCTGCTGTGAGGCGTGTAGAAGAGAATGGTGGAAAGCCAATGATAAAGAAATTAATAAAAAAGCATACTATACTTTGATTTGTACAGAGTGTGGTATTAAATTTGAAAGCTATGGTAATAAGAAACGTAAGTTTTGTAGTCACGCCTGTTATATAAATAATCGTTTTAAAAAGGAGCGAAATGTCCATGAGTCAAGAGCAATTTAAACGTGAAAGAAATTATAGAGTAGCTTTGTCTATAGCCAAATCAATGCTTTCAAGAAAGTTAATTACCGAGCAGGAATACAGTAAAATAGATAAAATGCTAGTGGCTAAATATAATCCTATTATAGGTAGTTTGTAGTCTTTATTAACTTGCTTTGTATCAAAATCAGAGTTAACATACCACCTAAGCGAGGTGATAATATTTGAATTCTGAGGAGATAGAAAAATTAAGGATGTACCGCAGACAAGGCTATAGTTATGAGAAAATCTGCAAGCTTATTAATGTAAGTAAATCTACGGTTGCAGCATATTGCAGAAGACATGATATTAGGCCGATAGCACATGCAAAAGAATCAAGGATTGCAGAACAGGAAAAAGATGAGAATGTATTTTGTAAATATTGTGGAAGTGAATTAATTCAATCTAAGAGAGGTAAACCGAAAAAGTTCTGTAGTGAACCTTGTAGACGTAGCTGGTGGAAAGAGCATGAACAGGCATTGGATAAAAAAGCATATTACCTTATAACTTGTAAGAACTGCAATAAACTCTTTGAATCCTATGGAAACAAAAATCGCAAGTACTGTTGTCATGAGTGTTATGTATTGGATGTTTTTACACAAAAAAGAGAGAGTCTACAAGATATAGGGGAAATTATATCGGAATCTTTAAATGAAATTATTAGTTTAACATCATGTAAAAGAGCGGATGTGTGCACTGTCTATACAGGTAAAATCCTTAGCAAAAAAGTAATGAATAAATTAATTGATAGGTATTCTACTTTAATTTATGAATTGCAGAATAAAGGAATGGAGGAGAAGTAGATTGATTCGAACTGTACGAAAATTAGAGCCTTTAATAGCAAAAGTACCAAATAAAAAACGTGTAGCTGCTTACGCAAGAGTATCAAGTGGCAAGGAGGCAATGCTACATTCTCTTTCAGCACAAATAAGCTATTATAGTGAATATATACAAAAGCATAGAGTCTGGGAGTATGTGGGGGTTTATGCAGATGAAGCACTAACAGGTACAAAAGAGCAAAGACCAGAGTTTCAAAGACTTCTTGAGGATTGTAGAAGTGGAAAAATAGATATGATTATAACAAAGTCAATATCAAGACTAGCAAGAAATACAGTAACTATGCTTGAAACAGTAAGAGAATTAAAGGATTTAAATGTAAATGTTTATTTTGAAAAAGAGAATATCCATAGTTTAAGCGGGGATGGTGAGTTAATGCTTACTATCCTCGCTTCTTTTGCACAGGAGGAAAGTAGATCAGTTAGTGAAAACTGCAAATGGAGAATAAGGAAAGGCTTTGCTGACGGAGAACTTATAAATCTTAGGTTTATGTATGGGTACAGAATTGAAAAAGGAAAGATAGAAATAAATGAAGGTGAAGCTAAAATTGTACGCATGATTTTTAAAGATTATATAGATGGAATGGGTTGTACGTTAATAGCTAAAAAACTAAGAGAAATGAACATACCTAAAGTGAGAGGTGGTACTTGGAACTCAGAAAGAGTTGTAGAAATAATTAAAAATGAGAAATACACAGGAAATGCACTGCTTCAAAAGAAATATGTGAAAGATCATTTAAACAAAACCTTAGTTATTAATAAAGGTAACCTTCCAATGTATTATGCAGAAGGAACGCATCCGGCAATTATTGATACTGAAACATTTCAAAGAGCACAAGAAATTATGTGTATAAATGCTAAGAAGTATTCAAGTAAATCCACCAGAGTAAAATATCCTTTTACAAGCAAAATTATATGTAGTACATGTGGTAAAAAGTATAAACATAAGAGCAGAAGGGGCAGGGCCACATGGGGCAATGTCAGTAAGATAAGCTTCAAAAAATTACAAAATGATATATTTTTAAAGAAAAGTGCGTGTTTTCACGGACTT